CAGCGATCTGGTGAGCCTGTACGCCGCGATCTACGAGCTGGCCATGGGTGATGCTTACCGCCAACTCGGCGGTGAGTCAAAGCCGGCCAAGCGCGTCAACGGTCACGCGCACGCAGCGCCACCGGCAGAACCCGCCAGGCGCGTTGTCACGCCAGTGCCTGCGGACTTCGCGGAGTGTCCGTGTGTGCACACTCGCTATGGCAAGCCATCTGCGCGGTGGACGTACCGCAACGCAGGCGGCGAGGTTTTGGGCTACATCGCCCGCTATGAGCCAGCAGGCGAGCGCAAGCAGATCATCCCATGGACCTGGGACGGCGAACGCTGGGGCATGGGCCAATGGCCATCGCCGCGGCCGCTGTACGGGCTGCAAGAACTCGCAGAGCGGCCTGGCGCTGCGGTGCTGGTGGTCGAAGGCGAGAAGGCCGCAGACGCTGCACGACGGTCCAGCGGTCCGTATGTGGTGGTGACATGGCCCGCAGGCGCCATGGCCGCAGACAAGGCCGACTGGACGCCGCTGGCAGGCCGCAAGGTGCTGTTATGGCCGGACGCAGATGAGCCTGGCCGAAATGCCATGGAGCGCGTGGCCCAGATCATCCATGAGCGGGCAACCGAGGTCAAGGTTCTGGACGTTTCGGGCCAACCGGACGGGTGGGACGCAGCCGACGCTGACTTTTCGTGCTGGGACGACTGCAAGGCTTTCATGGTTCCGCGGGCAACAAAGTGGCGGCCAAGTGCATCGGTCGCCATTCCACCGTCAATCGATCCAGAGACAGGAGAGATCGACGCTCAGCCACAGCTTGAGCTGGTGCTGATGCCGAACGGCACGCCTATCATGAACCTTGACAACGTGGTCAGGGCGATTGAGTCTGATCCAAATCTGCGCGGCAAGATTTGGTATGACGAGTTCCTGGACACGATCATGACCACCTGGCAGGGCGAGGCACGCCAGTGGAAAGACGCCGACGACGTGCTTCTGCAGCTCTACATGCAACGCCACGTAGGGCTGACGCGCATCGGCCTGCAAACGTGCCACGACGCCGCTGTGGTGGCCGCCTTCCACGACACCCGCAACGAGTGCAAGGACTGGCTGAAGTCGCTTGCCTGGGACGGCGTGCGCCGGCTGTCCTACTTGATGTCAGAAGGCCTTGGAGCCCCAGAAAACGCCTACACAGACGCCGTAGGACGCTGCTGGGTCATGTCAATGGTGGCCCGCGTATTTCGGCCAGGCTGCAAGGTTGATACCGTGCCTGTTCTGGAGGGAACGCAAGGGGCCGGCAAGTCCACCGCGCTGCGCATCCTCGGAGGCAAGTGGTTCACAGAGTGTCATGAAAACGTGACGCACAAAGACTTCTACGAAGTCCTGAAAGGCCACATGCTGGTCGAGATTGCAGAGATGCACTCATTTACTCGCGCAGAGGTTGAGCGCATCAAAGGCATTATCTCTTGCCAGATGGACAGATATAGAAAGAGTTACGGCAGAAACACAGAAAACCATCCGAGACAAACGGTTCTGGCCTGCACAACGAACCGCGACGACTGGCAGAGAGACGAAACTGGAGCACGCCGGTTCTGGCCCGTTCGCTGCGGCAACGTAAACCACGATTGGCTGCGTGACAACCGAGACCAGCTCTTTGCTGAAGCCGTCCACCTGTTCAACGATGGCGGCTCATGGTGGGACGTTCCGATGGACCTTCAAAACGAAGAGGTTGAGTCCAGGCGCGATTCCGACTCATGGGAATCTGTCATCGGAGGATGGCTGTGGAATCAGAATCGTCCGACAACATCAGAGATTTTGTCTGACTGTTTGAAGATTGAGATTGGTCGCCACGACCAGATCGCACAGAAACGGGTCGGTCGGGTGATGCGAGTGCTCGGCTGGCGAACGGTCATCACCAAATCGACAAACGGGCGCAGTTTCCGGGCCTGGGTCAAGGACGAGTAGAACGCGTAGACTCTCTACACGTTCTAAGTTGTTGTCAGCATTGGAGTTCTACACGTTCTACACGTTCTACACCATGTCTATACTAATACACATGCACACACACATGCGCACGCACATGGAGGGGTTTTGAAAATCACGCGTTCTACGCGTAGAGGTGTAGAACGCGTAGAGTCCAGCGGCAAGAGCCGGACCAGTTTCTGACACCGTGAGTGGTCACTAACATAGGAACAAAGATGAAAAAGCAGAACCCCGCAGACAAGGTGGAGCAGTGGCCAATCGACAGGCTGGTGCCGTATGCCAAGAACTCGCGCACGCACTCCGATGCCCAGGTGGCTCAGATCGCAGCCAGCATCAAAGAGTGGGGCTTCACTACCGCCGTGCTCGTTGATGAAGACGGCGGCATCATCGCCGGCCACGGGCGCCTGATGGCCGCCAGGAAGCTGGGCATGGATGAGGTGCCGGTGATGGTCGCCGCGGATTGGTCTGACGCGCAGAAGCGGGCCTATGTCATCGCGGACAACAAGCTGGCGATGAATGCAGGTTGGGATAACGAGTTACTTGCGCTGGAGTTGGCTGATATTCAAGGCCTTGGTTTTGACGTTGAGCTGACGGGATTTTCAGGCGATGAGATAAAAGCGTTGCAGCCGCCAGACTTTGAACCAGGGACAGAAGAAGGACAAAGCAACCTAGACCAGAAAGCTCCAACCACTTGCCCAGCGTGCGGCCATGAATTCCATTCCTGATCTGCGGATCGATTGGGCGACTGCCGAGGCGGCGCGTTATGCGTGCGTAAATTGGCACTACAGCAAATGCGTGCCAGTGTTCAAAGCCGTTCGCATTGGCGTTTGGGAAGGCGGAAAGTTCATCGGCGTTGTTCTGTTTGGTCAGGGCGCGACACCGGAAATCGGTTCTCCATACGGTCTGAAGCAAACCGAGATATGCGAACTGACCCGAGTCGCGTTGACAAAGCACACGGCGCCCGTCAGCAAGATCATTGCATTGGCGCTGAGATTCCTAAAGAAGCAATCTCCCGGCTTGAAGATGGTTGTGTCGTTTGCTGACGCTGGTCAAGGGCATCACGGCGGCATCTATCAAGCGGGCGGCTGGGTCTATGTCGGCGGCGCAGAGACACACGGGTATCGCGTCAATGGCGTTGTCGTACACCCCAAGACGTTGCATAGCCGATACGGCAAAGGCGGGCAGTCGATTCCTTGGTTGCGAGCGAACGTCGATCCGAGTGCGGAAAGAATCGTGGCAGGGTTCAAGCACAGATACTTGATGCCGTTAGATAATGAGATGCGGGCAAAGATTGAACCTATCCGCAAGCCATATCCTAAGCGGGTGAAGCAGGCGATGACTGGCGACCAGCCAGAACAGCGACGGCGCGACACCGATCCACCCGCTCCATCATTGAATGAAGGTTAAGACATGGCAAGCGATGCTGAAAAATCTACCCTAAAAAAGCACGGTGGCCCAAGAGCCAACAGCGGCGGCGCTCGAGAAGGCGCAGGCCGCAAGCCGTTTCAGCCCACCGACGCCGAGCGCAAGCAGGTCGAGGCGCTGTCAGGCTACGGCCTGCCTTTTGAGCAGATCGCAGTGCTGGTGCGCGATGGCATCGACATAGACACTCTGCGCAAGCACTTCGCGCAAGAACTGATCTCGGGCAAGGCCAAGGCCAACGGCCAGGTCGGAAAGACCCTGTTCCAGAAGGTCATGGCTGGCGACACCACAGCCGCCATTTGGTGGTCGAAGACCCAGATGCGCTGGAAGGAAGTGCAGCACCACGAAATCAGCGGCGTTGATGGTGAACCCATTAAGGCTGTCACCAAGATTGAGCTCATCGCAAAATCTGAATGACCACGGCCCGCGTCGAGCTGCCGCCGAAAATCCTCGGGGTCTTCAAAGAACCCAGGGGGGCATACCTTTACCGCGGCGTGTACGGCGGTCGCGGCAGCGGCAAGAGCTTCAGCATGGCGCTCATGGCGGCCATCTGGGGCTTCATAGAGCCGCTGCGGGTGCTGTGCACGCGCGAGCTGCAGGTCAGCATCAAGGAATCATTCCATGCCGAGCTGAAGTCGGCCATCGCGGCCTACCCGTGGCTGGCGGCGCATTACGACGTCGGCGTGGACTACCTGCGCGGGCGCAACGGCACGGAGTTTCTGTTCCGCGGCCTGCGCAACAACATTACGGCGGTGAAGTCCACGGCCAAGATCGACCTGACCATCGTCGAAGAGGCAGAGGACGTGCCAGAGTCGGCCTGGCTGGATCTCGAGCCGACCGTTTTTCGCCAGCCCAAGGCCGAGATGTGGGTGCTCTGGAACCCGCGCCTGGACAACAGCCCGGTAGACACGCGGTTTAGAAAGCGGCCGCCAGACCGGTCAAAGATTGTCGAGATCAACTGGCAGGACAATCCGTTTTTTCCCCCCGAGCTGGACGAGCTGCGCCGCCGCCAGGAGGCCATGATGGATCCAGGCACCTACGCCCACGTCTGGGACGGCGCCTACCTGACCAAAAGCGATGCCCAGGTGCTGGCCGGCAAGGTCGCTGTGCGCGATTTTGAAGCCGGCGGGCCTGCCTGGGATGGACCCTACTACGGCCTGGACTTTGGCTTTGCGCAAGACCCGACCGCCGCGGTGCGCTGCTGGATCAAAGACTCGCGAATCTGGGTTGACCACGAAGCCCAGTCCAAAAACCTCGAAATCGACGCTACAACCGATTTTCTGGCCCAGTCGATACCAGGGGTGCAGCAGCACACGATGAGAGCCGACAGCGCCCGCCCTGAGTCCATCAGCTACCTGCAACGGCACGGGCTGCCCAGGGTGGTGCCAGTGGCCAAGTGGCCTGGCAGTGTCAACGACGGCATTGCGCACTTGCGCAGTTACGCCGAGATCGTGATTCATCCTCGATGCAAGCATCTGATCAAGGAGACCAGTCTGTACAGCTACCGCGTGGATCGGCTAACGGGCGACATCATGCCCGATGTCGTGGACGCTTGGAATCACGGAATCGACGCTGTGCGTTATGCGCTAAACCCTTTGATCCGCCAGCGCGACTCAGGCGCTGCAGCGGTTAGGATTCAAGGCCTATGACACCAGCCGAAGAACTCGCACTATTGGACCAACTTTCGGCCGACGTCGAAGCGCAGGTGCTCGCCGCCTATCAGCGCGCTATGGACCTGATGCGCCGCGGCACTGCGCCGCGCGATGCCATCACGCGGGTGATGGACTTATTCACCGGTGAGTTCGCCGACCTAATGGCCGCATCGCTGTCCGCAGTGCTTCAGCGCAGCGTAGGCACCGAGTCGGCCTTGGCCATCAACATCGGACCCGTCTCCCTGTCGCGCAAGCTGTACGCCGAGGCGCAGGACGTCTCCAACATCGTGGCCGGCATCGTCCAGCGCAACGTGCGCGGCTACCAGGACTCCAAGCGCCTGGCGTTGCAGCTGTTCGAGGGCTACGGGTTTCGCGAGCCAGACGCTGAGCCGTTGCAGATCAATCCCGAGAACCCGAAGCTGCCGAAGTACATGCGCGAGATCCTGGACCCAGACCCCGTGCGGCGCAAGATGGCCCAGGCCTTTGCGCGCATCCAGGTGGACGGACTGTCAACGCCAGCCTTGCGCGCGGCCTACAGCCAGGCACTGGACGCGATAGAAGACATCCAGGGCACCGTGGGCAGGGTGGAGCTGGAAAAGACGCTTAAAACGGCGTTCTACGAGCGCACGCGGTACTTTGCCCAGCGCATTGCCCGCACCGAGCTGCACAAGGCCTACGCAGAGCGCGAGGCGAGCCTGTTGTTGGCCGATGAGGAAGTCGAATACGTGCAGATCCGCCGCAGCCGCACGGGCAAGGATCCATGCATCTGCTCACTGATCACCGGGCGCAACCAATACGGCCTTGGGCCTGGGGTGTATCCGAAGAAGGTGGCGCCTAACCCGCCTTTCCACAGTTTCTGCCGTTGTGTGGCAGTCCCCCGCTTGGATCTCACGGGCCGCCGCCAGCCCACCGAAAACGAAAATGCCGACCAGTATTTCCTGCGCCGACTGGGCCAGCCCGTGGCCGCTCAGGTGGCCGGCAGCCGCGAGAAACTGCAACGCGTGCTAAACGGAGAATCAGCCATTGCCGTGGCCAATGAGGCCAAGAATCCGGTCTATCGCATCGTCAACCTGGAGCAAGCCGCAAATGCCTATTCCGCAACCGGGCCCTGATGAGGGCCGCGATGATTTCATTGCCCGCTGCATGGCCAATCCGACCATGCGCGAAGACTTTAGCAACGTGGGCCAGCGCGCAGCCGTATGTTTTGAGAAGTGGAAAGAGGAGCGCGAGGAATATGGAGACGACCGAGACTAACCCTCGAGGAAGCAACGGATCGACATCAGCTTGTAGGTGTCGATGCGGTCCTCGTCGGTGACCGTCTCGATGTATCTTCCCTGGAGCGTCTTGAGCTTTTCC